ATTGAAATTCTTTTGTACCTATAGCACTTGCTCCGTACTTGTTCCATGATGTCCCATTAACCACTAGGTCCATCATCTCTGCGTCGCCTGTTGTTAAAAAATCTTGAGTAGCATTGGTCCAGTCTATATGTTCATTAGCCACGAAGCCAGTTAAGTCGTCATGGTTTACTAAATCGTCTCCTGCGACCTCATGAGTTGCTGCGTGTAGTTTGTCATGGTGTGCGTCTTCGTCTGCTGTATGTGTAACAATCTCCGCGTCTGTATAATCCTTAGCGTCTTGTAAATGACTGTCGTCTTGACCGTCTACATACTCTTTGTTAACAAGATCCTGATCCTTAGTAGGTGCGTCTCTCTTAATAGATTTCCTATGGTCTCCCGAGTTGTTAGGTAGTATCATCTCATTACCAGAGCCTAGGTTAGAGGTTTTTCTAAGCGTCCCTAAGAGACGTTTAGTAGTTCCTTGACTCATAACCCCACCATATCACGTTGTAAGACATAGGACTTTTCCGGGACTAAGTTAATAGTCTTCCCTATGTTACCCCACTCGTCATAGTCGGTTCGGAGTTCCTTTTCTCCTACTGTATTGTCTGCCATAGAAATATGATATAATCGAACTTTAAATAATTATGCTTATGCCTGTTCTACTGCTACTTTAGGTATTGCTTTGGCTCTAGAAACTTTCTTAGCTGTCTCGTCTTTAAAATCAATCTTTGCGGTGTCTTCTGCATTAGAATCTAAAACCCAAGGTCTCTTTAACTCAATATCTTTTTGTGCAGCAGTGTAACCAATCTTTTTATAATGCTCATACAATCTTAGAACTTCTGTTTTTACCATTAAACTGTTGTATCAGTTAATATGTAGACAGATTTCGGATCTGTTAATAAAAACTCACCTTCCTCCCATACTCTTATCTTCTTACCAATACCCGGTTCATCCATTACTACAGATGTCATAGGCATAAAAGCTTTATAGGTTACAGAACGGTTAGGTATAAACATACCAACAGAATCAGTAGTCCAGTTTTCAGAGATTACAACGTTAACCCCTAGGATTTCCATAACTACACCAGTCTTAACTTTCTCCGAAGAGAATGCAGGGATACTAGAACCCTTTACATTGATTAAGTAGTCGATTAAGAATCTGTGTTCTATAGAGTTCATACATAAGATTGCTCCCTCTGGGTTATATCCTTGTGAATAGATAGTTTGTTTCATTAATAGAATATCTGCAATAGGATCTCCTGTATCTGCGTCATTCCATCCGTCTGCTGTTGCTACACTTGTATTAACTGTACTTGGTGCAGGCACTGTTGGAGTAGCTGCTGCTGCCTCAGTAATAACAGAGAAGAATCTTAAATCTACTTTTCTTGCTACTGCTCTTGTTAGGTCTCTTACATTTGTACCTAGTACATCAATGTCTGAATCCTTAATATCCTCAATACTAAAAAGAGGTGATTCTACAAAATATTTCTTAACGTAAGAAGTCTGTCTAGTCCATGACTGCTCAATAGAAGATGGTCTTGCTCCTCCATCTACTGGGTTAATCAATGTAGTTGTAAGGCCTGTAGCTGTAGGTGTCTCTAGGAAACCAGATGTCTTTTGGTACCATCTAATCTCTCGTGCCTTAGTCTTAGAGTTATTAGCGTATTTCTTAAAAATGTTATCAATGTCTGCGAAACCTTTAGCCAACTTGTCAATATCAATTCCTCTAATCTCTGCTTGTCCTGCTGTATCTGCCATCTCTAAGGTTGTCCTAGGCATGGTGCCAATTTAAATATAAATGTCTGTAGATCTGTAGCTGTAGTCATAGCCATACCAATAGCGTTCTTTTCCGTTGCTCCAATAGTTGCCATTTCGTTATCGTCTCCTGTAGAGGCGTCTGAAGAAATATAATCCCCTGCTGTAACTCCTGCTGCTCCTGCAGTTCCCTTAAATACACCACCTAAGTATACAGAAATTTGTGTGTTACCATCATTTGCAATCTTCTCATTCTTAGCAATACCAATAACTGGGTCGTCATCTGTTCCTGCTACACTAACAATTAACCCATCAGCAATCTTAAGAATACTTCCCTTTGGAATAGCAGTTCCATCAGCGCAGTTCATACTTACCGCCATCTCTGTCTCATAAACTAGAGTTGTTTCGAGTGCCATTTATTGTTCGTCCTCATCTGCCATAAAATAACTTAGAATAAATACTATTTAAAACTTTCTATTTTCTCATTAACCTTGATTAAGTCATATTCCATCATTTCTAGGTCAATTTTTGCATTCATAATATTGTTTTGAAGTGTTTTTCCTGCATTCGTCCACGCTGCTTCTTCAGGTGTAGCGATCTTAACATCAATAAAGTCGTTCATTATTCCATATCCCCCGACATTACTTTAGCTACGTAGTCTTCTGGTGTTTCTTCTTTAATAACAGTTTCTTGTCCTGCTTCTGATTTACCACCGATTGCGATTTTCGCTTTAAGTTCTTCTTGCCTAAGCATTTCCTTTTCGACTTTATCGTTTGCGGCCTTAAGTTTCTCATAAGTATTTGTAACTCTCTCCTCAGCAGTCTCTTCAATATCCTCATTAATAGTTTCTTTATCTTCTTCCATGATATATCTATGTGTGCTCTCTTTATAAACCTTTTCATTCCTCTCTCCTACTTTGTAATAATTCATTTGCTTCTTCGAATTTACCTTCTCTGATAAGTCCATAATATTGTGCGTCTAAATCCTGTTGGTCTAATTTTCTTTGGTTTGCTGATTCTTCTGCTGCGATTCTGTCTTGTTCGAACTCACTTGTTTGTCCTACTGTTGCCCTTCTTCTGTCTAATGATTCCTGGTCTGCTGCATTCTTCGTCGCTGCTGCTTCATAAAATGATTTAAGATTCTTTAAAACATTTGCAAAAGGTATAGCCCCTAATATTTTATCCCATGCTGTTGGGTTTAGTAATTCATTATTCTGATCTATTGCTGCCTGTTCTCCTTCCATGTCTCCCGATTCTCTTGCTGTTCTTACACTAAATCCTAATGTCTGTAATGCTTCCTCTTTGATAAAACCTGCAAAAGGATATGATCCAACAACTCCTATAAATGTGCTTGCTGCTGCTAGTGTTAGTCCTGCTTTTGCTGCGAATGATAAAGTTAAACCATTTGTCTTTGCATTTGTTCCGAATCCTTTAGTTAAACTACTTGCTAATGATTTTGCAGTTCCTACAACATTTGCTTTACTCACTGCTGTCCCACCCTGCGCTACAATCTGTTGTGCGTTTGCTGATTGTATTGCTGCTTGTGTTGCTGCCTTTCCTGTTGCTAGTGCTGCTCCTGCTTGACCTGCTACCCCTACTGCCCCATAGAATGCAGTTGCGCTTGCTACATCTAATATCTTCTTTTGTATTGGTTTTTCTTCTGCGAATATTTCTCTTTTAGTTCTTCCAAACTCAGGCCCCTTTACATTTATATCCTTAACATCTCTTATCGATTTTGCGTCTCCTATTCTTTGTTTTCTTTCTGCCGATAAATCTTGAGTAGGCCCTAGATTAAATGTTTTTTTATCTTTAGAACTTTTCTTCTTATCTACTTTCTTCTTTCCACTAACATATTTACCGTCGTTATCATATTGCCTTCCGCCCTGGGCATTATTAAACCTTATTTCTTCTCTCCTTGATTTTTTACTAGGCATGTTTTTTACATCCCTGGACTATTTCCTTTACATCTATCAATGCCTTTGTGTTATTGTTTATTACTTTCTCTGTCCTAACCATAAACCATAGACATACAAATACTGGAAACCCGAAGTTCTGTATAATAGATATTGGTAAATCCATTATTCTCCACTCCCCGCTGTTGTTTCGGATGGTTTAGTTTCTGTCTGATCTCCGTCTTTCTTCTCGTCTGATAATAATTCATTCTCAAGACTTGCAGGGAAATTAAGACTAATAACCATGTTTACCTGTGATAAGAATTGCTCCTCTATGAATAATTGTTCTTCCTCTATGTTCTGCTGAAAAGCGAGATAGGCGATTTTAGCAGAAGCCTCTGTGAACTCGCCACTCCCACCTAGGATGATTTGCGGTATACCCACCGCTTCGTAGAAATAGTCTCCTTGTGAGTCGATCCATGTTTTAGGATCTAGTGTTGCATTAGGTGCCACTGTGATTAGTTCTGATTCTGATACATCAAAAGGCTCATAGATGTTTGCGCTTACAGTCTTTGTTGCTTCGTCCATCTTTGCCTTATATGCTGCGATCTCTGTGGGATCATCTGTCTTAAGTTTGAACTTCCAACGAGGTGTTACGTTATCATGTAATACCTGCTTATAGTCTGTTATTGATTCATTACGCGCTAATATTATTGTCTCCACTGATTTAATAACAGATGTCCCATGTACTTGGTCTGCCACTCTGTTACGCGCTAAATGGAATATATCCTCAGGTTTAAACTTCTTCTTTCCCTTCTTCCCGGGTATCTTAGACTTCTGTTCATACCTGTCAAGCATACCATTCTCACTTACTACGATTGTAATAGTAGATGGATCAAGAGGTTTAAGGTTTATTAAATTTCCTTCATCATCTCGGATGATCTCAGTGAATGCGTCTCCACCAATATAATATGTTCTCACTGCGTTTTCTAGGATTGTGTTAAATGTATCCATCCCATTACCCTTTATAGTGTCTAGTAACATTGTTGTTGTCTCGTCTGCCTCGAATCCTTTACCAACAGTCCATGTGGCCCTGGCGTTAATCGCTGCATTAAGTTCTGCTATCTCTTGGAAATATCCTAAGTATGTAGACCAGTCTTCATTAGTCCACTCAGTCTCTCCATTACCATTTACTCCATCTGTCGTCGCTGACGGTACGGAATATGCAGGGTTATGACTAACATCCCCTACTACCATGCTTGATATTTTTGTTTCTGCCATTAAATAATTCCTAGTAATATTAGATCTTTAATTCCTGTTTGTTCTTCATCTAGTCCAACTGCGAATCCTTCTTCTTTCATTTGCTCCCCAACATCAAAACCTTTATGTCTCACTTGGCCCAGGAGTCTTCCATACTTTCCTACTCTGTTTTTCTTATCTACAATAACTTCCACCGTAGATCCTTCTATTAAATTTCTAAGTCTATCCCTGCTTCTTACTCCGCCCTGTTCGTTAAGTTCAGGTGCTAGTAAATTACTCATACGCAATGGGAATGTAAAGTCTCTAAAACTTACTTCTAATCTCACTGTGTCCCCGTCGTGAACATTGGTTACTCTTGCGTCGAAGTCTGCTGTGATTTGTTCATGTGGGCTTTCAAAGTAATACATGTTCATTTGATTGTTAGTCAACTCAGGGTATTTTTTAAAGTCATGTGCCATCTTATCTTATCCTAATTATCATTACTACATTTATATATGGTGGTTTATTCTCATGGGCAGCGTCTCCACCAGTCGATGTAGTTGCTTGAAAGTTTGGAGATCCATCTATTGCTGTAAATTCTACAACCGTTTGCCCACTCTCTGCACCATTCAGTATCTCCCAATTATGAGTATGGCTTGGCATTTCATTTTCTGTTAATGTGTGTGTGCTACTTCCACCTGTTCCTCCTGCTGTATCCGATCCCCTCAAAAATCTATTGTCTCCGTTTAAATCAGGGACTGTTTCCCCATTCATTGGACTTAGTGCGTCATTAACAATAGTTCCGTCGCATAGTTTCCAACCTAATGGTAGATTTGGGACTCCTGATATACTATTTAACCATGCTATAATTCCACCGACTGGGACATCCCCGTCGCTCTTAGTAGAAGATTCTACAATAGTTGTTCCTGTAATAAGTGTATCTGCCATTAAACTGTCTGCCCCTTCATCCAGGTTACTGTCTCCTGGTTTTTAATTAAACCTACTGCCTGGACAAACCGCGCCCAACATGTGTTCATTAGATTCTCTGCTTCCCTAATAGAGTTATATCCTGAGTTGTCATAGGCGATCATAAAGTATGCGCAGTAATTTGTCTCAATCTCTGTTAACAATCCTGTTGCTAGTGTCTTGTATAGTGCAAAATCAGTAGACCAATCTTCTCTAGTTAGTGTGTTTACAAATGCCTCTACTTCCTTTGTTAACATATTAATATTTGCTTCTGATATTGCAGTAGCACTCGCTCCGTTACCTGCTTTTAGTGTTATCTCTGCTGCTGTTGCGAAAATACCTGTGTGTGCCATGTTATTTACAGAAATTCATAATATTTAATCCTTTGCTTTTTACCAACCATGCCGCCCTTTTCAATGCCTCTGTCAAATGGTCGTATTTCCCATGAATTTTAATGTTTTTTGTCTCTCTGTCGACGACATATTGTATACTTGTGAGACTTCTTATCAGTTCTTCGTTACTCTCAGGGAATTTAATAAGTCCTTGCTCCATCATTATTTTTAGATTATTATACATTTGTAAACCGTTTAGTTGGCTTGTGTGTCCGTCTGCGTCTATCTCTCTCTTTGCATTATTTAGGCCTATTGCCTTACGTTTAAGACTGTTGTGAGTCAGCATATAGTCAAGAATAGGACTCCCTAGACCTCCATCATCCACTCCTATCTTACGGAAATTGTGTTGTTCGTTTAACCGAATAATTGTATTGACAGTCTCCCATGCTTTCTGATTCTCTGTTGTTTGTGTTTCATATACAACACTCACTTTTCCTATATTCTCTAAAAAGGCGTAGGCGTTGGGATCTCCCCCATGTCCGGCGAAATCTATGCCTAAGAAATTACGCGCATTAGTGAGTCTAGTCTCCCCGAAACAACTCTCGATTAGCTCCCTACTAAAGAATTGTTGCAGAGAGTCTAAGAATTCGGCTTCATACTCCTGACAATACTCTAGTTCAGTCATACGTTTCTTTTCTTGTCTTAAGAAGTCCTCAGTAATTCTAGGGCAATCACAACTCTTTATATGGATTTGGTAAAAGTCGTCTTGTTGGAAGCAGTCATAGAAAAAACCTTCGTTTCCTCTAGGCGTGGAAAGTAGATCGAGTGTTCCCCCAGTAGTTGCCAACATCGGACGAATTGCAACGAAGACGGCATCGGGAATATAGTGAGCCTCATCAGCAACCAATTTATCAACTGTAAACCCACGTAGTCCGTATCCCGTTTGTCCAGCAGGCTCAGCCATGATTTTTGATCCATTTGTTAATTCTATCTTATGAAAAGTCGGTCTGCCTTTAATACACTTGGGCGCGAGGCCCATAATTTGGGACTTAACCTTTTCCAGTAACTCAATACTTTGTCTATCGACTGATGCGATGATAAGTGTAGATGTTTTTGCATTGAGTAAAGCAAAGAGTGCAACACGTAGGGACTCTGCAAAAGACTTCCCCGACTGTCTGCCAGCACGCACCACAGTGTTTCCCTCATGTGCAATATATTCTTTTTGCCAGTCATCTAGTTTTATGTCTAATTTATTTTCAGCAAAGGCAACCGCATTCGGTGCATTCCACAAGTGTATCGCCGCTTTGCCATCGGCCGACTTTTTCTGTAAACTCTTTATATAATCGGGAGATTTGTCTGAACATTCCTTCAATGAGCGTGATTTTTTCCCCATCATTCATAATTAACCTTTTTTATAGTTTTTTTATAAAAATTAATCATTTTATCCATTTGCCAATTCTACAGTTTTAATATATTCTAAGATTGTACGTCTCGAAGTACCCCACTGCATACAACACTGTGCTATTAGATTATCCTTAGGCATTTTCTTAAGCATTTTCTTGACAATCTCCATTCTCTCAATTCGGATGTGTTCGTGAGATGTCATATATCTGCCTCCGCTCTTTCAATTTTATACATTCCTTCTTTAACTTCTCTAATCAATCCTAAGTCAATCATTAGTTTCATACATTCCCTAATCGTTGAATCTGAGGCCCCAATATCAATCATAATTCTTCTCCATATCTTGTTCATATGTAGAGTCTGTCCGACGATAGGTCTAAGTATTTTCGTTATCTTGTTGTATCTTGATCGTCCATCCATGTATATATATATTCTTATTCTTTATAAACTTTGTGGTTATTATATACAAAAGAATTCTTCCCCTCTCCCTACTACCTGACAGCTAGCTAGCTAAAAAGGCTTTTATTAACAGCTGCAGGACTATCACACTTGGTTAAAAAAAGTTTTTTTTTGAACTTTTCTTCCCATTCCGTTGTAGTGGTTTTCTCGTTGGTGTGTATTGTTACTTGCCTAGGTTCCGCCAAGTTCCAGTCGGGCTTTCTCGAGGGTGTATTGTAAACACCTTCACATTTGAGTTACTCCATCAAGCGCTTAACTAAAAAAATTCTTGAAGTCTGATATCAATGTTAATATTATCTTAGATCAATTACTTTATATATATTCCGTTAACGCTGTTAACTTTCGTTCACACTGTTAACCCCATGCCTATAAATTATTTTTTTTATTCTCTTGAGTCCTACAATCACTCAGAACAAACCAAAACCTAATAATCGCAACATACATAATAAGACACAAGCAGGGGCGAGCACTCGGTGCGAGCCCAGTGGTGTGGATGTAGCCATCAGGCCCACACCCACCAATAACAACACATACCTATTACATAAGCTATCTAGCTAGCCCACTGCTAAGTGCGATAGCTTAAGTAGCTAGTTAAGCGAACTTAACTAGATAGTTATGCTATCGAGTAGGTGCTAGCTCAGCTTTAGCTGATTAAAGCTAGCTAAACTGGCTAAAAGCTAGCCTTTTAGCCCTAATCGTATCGTAAACTAGCCCTTATGACACTAACTAGAAGTAAAACTCACGGAGTTTTAAGGCAAGCTAGATTAATAAAGCTATCGTTTACGAGAGCAACCTTAGAACACTCCCAATGCAGCAAAAAAAAGGCTCAAGAGCTAGTAAGCCCTCAAGCAAAATAACAACTATTACAGTCATAATCATCCTTATATGTCGTCCATAACCACATCA